ATACTTTCATAGTTTAAAATAGCGTATTCTTCTAATTCTAACCCCCTTTCCATATAAAAATTTGTAGGCTGGTATTCACTTTGGCATGTATGCAACTCTGCTAAATTTTCATAGATAACATCGATATATTGTGAAGATAGTTTGCCTGTTTTTGTTAATATTTTAGAAAAATTACTGGCGGTTAGCTTGCCTTTTCTAATCTCGTTCCATTCTTCACTTTTTTGCTCTATTTTATGTACTATCATTTTTATAACTCCCTTGTTTTAATTCATATATAATTTAACATAATAATAATTTATTATCAACCATTATATTGTTAAATTGTTACCAAGATTCTAGCTTAGTATTGGTATCATTTAATTCTGTTAAATTGTTATTGTAACAATAAATTAAATCTGCATTCGGAACGTTTAATTCTGTTAAATTGTTATTGTAACAATAAATTCTTTCAGCATTAGGGGCGTTTAATTCTGTTAATTTGTTATGACGGCAATCAATTATTTTAGCATTAGGGGCGTTTAATTCTGTTAATTTATTATAAGAACAATAAATTCTTTTGGCATTAGGGGCGTTTAATTCTGTTAATTTGTTATTACAGCAATAAATTCTTTCAACATTAGGTGCGTTTAATTCTGTTAAATTGTTATAAGAACAATAAATTACTTTAGCATTAGGGGCGTTTAATTCTGTTAATTTGTTATGACGGCAATCAATTATCTCAGCCTTAGTAGCGTTTAATTCTGTTAATTTGTTATGACGGCAATCAATTATCTCAGCCTTAGTAGCGTTTAATTCTGTTAATTTGTTATTCCAGCAATAAATTTCTTTAGCGTTCGGGGCATTTAATTCTGTTAAATTGTTATAAGAACAATAAATTACTTTAGCATTAGGGGCATTTAATTCTGTTAAATTGTTATAAGAACAATCAATTCCTTTAGCGTTCGGGGCATTTAATTCTGTTAAATTGTTATTCCAACAAAAAATTCCTTTAGCATTAGGGGCGTTTAATTCTGTTAATTTGTTATTGTAGCAAGAAATTCTTTTAGCATTAGGAGCGTTTAATTCCGTTAAATTGTTATTTTGGCAATAAATCGCATCAGAATTAGGAGCGTTTAATTTTTTTATTTTTTTATTTAAAATAGAATCTAATCTTAATTCCCCCTCATCAAAAATAGTTAATGTGTCTTTTTCTATAATATAGTTATACTTGTTTAATTCTTTCATAAAATTTCACCTATTTGCTTTTCGCTTCTTTATCAAGTTTTTCTTTTAATATATTTTTTTCATATGATAATTCTATTCGATATTCTTGCGGAATATCGTTACTCCATAATTCCTTTAACTCTTCTATAGAATTAGATTTTTGCATTTTTTCTAGATATTCTCTTTTTTTATCTTCATTTACATGTTGTTTTTCTTTTTTTTTGTAATTTTCATGTTTATTTGTCGCATCACTGTCTTTTGCATCATCGATAGCAAAAAGGCCGTTTAATGCGTATTTTCTTGCATATGATGACGTTGAACCAGTTATTTGACTTGCGTCCATCTTTTTTTTTGATTCTTCCTCCCTTGCATATGCATGTACCTCTAAAAAAGTACCTGTATTTGATGAAATATCATATACACTAATTGTTGATTTAACATAATGCCTACCATGATAATATTCAATATCATCTGAAATTAAGATAAATAATCCATTTTCAAAAAGAAGTGGTTTGACATCTTCTAGGATATCCTCACATGATCTATATTTATATTCACCAAATGAATTATACCTCTTTTTTTTAGATTTTAACTCTGATTGAACCTTTTGTAGTTTTCTTAATAATTCTTTCATTATATTTACTCCCTTGTTTTTTAATGAATTTATAATATATGTAATAAATAAAAAAGTCAACCGTTTTTTATTTATATTAATACATTGTAATTCACAATTGTTTATTGTATAGTATTATTAATAACTAAAACAGGAGTATAAAAAATGGAATTATTAACAATAAAAGAATTAGAGAAAAAAATAAAATACAAGAATACAACAATCTACAAATTCATAAAATTCGGTATGCCAGTTTTTAGAATGGGCGGAAAAAATCTTTTTGAATTAGATTCGGTAATGAATTGGCTAAGAGAATATTCTAAAAAACGGGGGTAAATATGGAGGGTTATATAAAACTTCATCGATCATTATTAGATCATCATTTAATGACAAATCAATCATATTTTTTAGTATTTATTCAGATTTTACTTAGATGTAATCATAAAGATAAGAGTATCATTATCAATAATCAAAAAACATTGATAAAAAGGGGGTCTTTTTATACTTCTCTTAGTAAATTATCAGAGCAAATTAATATTCATAGATCGACAATCACACGTGCAATAAAATTTTTACAAAATGATTCAATGATCGAAACGATAGCGATCGGAAAAGGAACGTTAATTTCGTGCGTAAATTATGATAAATATCAAGAATCAAGAAACGATAGCGAAACGATAGCGAAACGATGGCGAAACGATAGTGAAACGATAGCGCGCACAAACAATAATGATAAGAATGATAATAATATAAAGAAAAAAGATATTAATAAATTAATATCTAAAAAAGAAAGTGATAAAAATGAGCAATTTAATATTTTTGAAAGTATCGATAAAAAGAAAAAGTTTGTTAAGCCTGAAATTAATGATATTTTTAAAGAAATATCTAAATATGCATTTTCTAAGAGTCTAAATGTTAATGAGAGGGCTTTATTTTTGCAGTCAGAGCAATTTTTCAACTATTATGAATCTAACGGGTGGAAAGTTGCAGGAAAGCCAATGAAGAGCTGGGTAGCGGCCTCTAGGAATTGGCTATTAAGGTACAGTGAGAATAATTACAATAAAATCGTTAATAAAAAAAATAACGAACAATACGAAACAGAATCTGTGAATGAGATATATGAGTTTGTTAATGAATTACAGAAAAGAGGGTAAATATGAGTAAAGAATTGATCTCAGCATTAAATTCAATGTTTAGAGCGTATGAAAAAGATCCATTGAACAAAGATAAAGAAATGTTTAAATCTTATATAGATTTTTTGATTGATGAAGAAATACAAAATGTTGTAAAATCAATTAGATATTTAGTTAAAAATAATGATAGTCAATATATGCCAAGACCAAGTAATATCATTAAACATGCTAATAGATATAATTTAAGTGAAGATGACGAAAAAGAAATTAAATTTCAATCTTTTTTAGAACGATTCAAAAAGCAATACACTGGTTTTGTTGTAGATGACGACGTTGCCTTAGTTTTAAAAAAAATTGGGCGTGATTTACGTTTTGAAACTACAAAAGAGTTTAGTTTTACATTGAAAGAAGTTCGTAAAATATGGGAGTTTTATTTGTTTTATAATAAAGATAAAAATATACAATTACTAGAAAATAATAGTATAAAATTACTAGATTAAATGATTTTAACAAATATAAATATATTGAAAGTTGTACATATTTTAACTCAACTAGCTAACAAAATGGTTTCGGAATCCGAAGATATAGAACCAGAAATAGCAAATGTTATTAGTGAAAAAATATGGGAAATTATGTAAAAAACTTTGATGATGTAAGGAAATTCTTACCACAATTTCTATCAAAAGAATCCTAAGATGAGATTTTCATGGAGTTATGTAAATGAGTTTAAAATTCCATTGGAAACCATTTAGAACATATGCTCGATATGGTCAAAATTAAATTATATAAGAAAGGTATTTAAATGAGTTCAAAATGTTGCGATGCAAAAACGAAAAAAACAAAAAAAGGTAAGATGATTTGTATAGCTTGTCAGAAAGAGTGTGAGAGAAGATGACCAAAGATCAACTAATAGCTAAACAACAACTTCAAATCGAAGAATACAAAGAAATGCTTAAAAAAAATACTGAGATACAAGCTTTTACAAGTTCAAATAGTCCTGATACAGGATTTTATTCAGAATGTATGACATTAAGAGATTGGTTTGCTGGTATGGCTTTAAAAGGAATGCTTTCTAATCCAGCAACTGAGTTATTTAGTGACGGGAAAAGGGTTCATTCAGAAGAAGCTTACGCAATTGCTTCGTATAGAGTTTCCGATGCCATGCTTTCTGAGCGCGATAATACTAATAATTAACAATGTTTGTGATAACCCCGATCCCCCAAACCGGTCGAATTCGACCCCTTTGGAATTAAAGATAGCATGACAACGAATTGCTGTGGAGAGCCGCCAGTTTATGAAGATAAAAAAGCGATTGTGGCAGTTCCAGAACTTTTAGATGTGTACAAAAAAGCAAAAGATGCAATTGATGAACTAGATGATGCTATAAATGATATGGAGCTAGAAGATAAGATTTGTATTTATGAGTTAAAGGCCGCTATTAAATACCTTGAAAAACGTCATTACATAAATATAAAATCAATGCCTATCGATTGATAGTTATCTTCTGTGAAAAATGATACGTAATTATTCCTACCTTGTATTTTATTTGAAAATGATGTAGAGAAAAATATACCTAAATTATTTGTTATGTAATAAGTGGTTTTGTTTCTAAATGTGTTAATAAAATGATTGTATTTTAATAATGATTTTCTATTTGATGTAAAACCAGTATTTAGTGTAAATTCAGATTTAAA